CGGGACGAGTCGTGAGACCGGCAGCCCAGGAGGTGAACTCGGTAAGGTCATTCCTTGCTCCCGCTCCAACAGGGGGCGTGCCAAATTCCTCGAAGTCTGCTTCTTTCTTACAGTAATCGGCCGCCTGGGTGGGGGTTCCATGGCTTCTCTCAACATGGGCGCGGCCGCCAAGTAAGCGGCGGACGACCGCCTGGGTCTTTGCATGGAGGAACTGGACGTAGCCTTGTAAGTGACGGGTGCCGGTGACTCCTCCTCGCTCTCGTCCGAAGATGAGATAGGAACACCCGGCATCTCCACCGAGATCTCTGAGGCGCTGCTGATCGACATCTTCATAGTTATTATGGGTGAAACACCACGAACGGGCGCGTTCAGAATTTCGTTCCGACATATTTCAGTTTTATGACACAATTTACACATTTGTCATTTACACGGAGGTAGGCTGGGTAATACTATACCAGCCTACGTGTGTTTTCCCTGTAGATTTTGTACGGGGTTCTCATAATTTTGCAGCGCGCTACACAATGCCAACTCGAGCGAAGTACGGACGTCGTACAAAATATCGGCGCGGTAAACGTCGGACGGGTGTGCGGCGTGCGACATCAATGAAACGAAAGCGCGTGTCGTACTCGCGCCCAAATAAACGGGCGCGGCTCGGTCATATCGGAGACTCTGTAGGAAAACGAAATGCGAAAAGCAACGTTGTCCTATATCGCGACAATGTAACGATGAATTCTCGAGAATTATACGTACAAGACGTTACGGCACTTGCGCGAGGAACAACCACTATCAATACTCGATTTACTGATCTAATCAACTTCCTTGGAGTCCGTATCGAATACACGGGCAGAGCAAACCAAACTTCGTTCGCCGGAGGAGGCTGGCCGACTTGCATCAACTTCGCACTCGTTGCGAATAGAGCGAAGACAGGAGAGACACCAACAGAAGAAGCTTTCTTCCGCGAGAACACCGACGTACGAGAATTGAACTTCTCAAATGCATTAAGCGGACATGAGATGTGTTACTCAAACATCAACTCGGATCTTTACACGATTCTATGGAGAGGGCGACGCATGGTCAGCCCATCACGTTCTATCAACGATCAAGCTCCTAAACAGTACACACATTGGACCAAGTACTTCAAGATCAAACGTCAGTTAGATTATCGTTCTTCTGTTGATACAAGCTGCCGAGATAAGATCTGGTTCATTATGTGGAACGATTCACCGGCTACCGCCACCGGTACAGAGCCCGTCACAGCGACGATGAAAGAAACGTTAGTCATCACCCAATTCTGGAAGGATGTTCAAATGTAGCGGAAGATTGAGAATACGATGGACAGGTACAAGGGTACTCAGAAAGTCTCTGTGTGCCCCGACCCCTTTCCCCCTTAACTGCGCTGCCTCACTTCGTAACCGGTGCTCGTTACCCCCTATCCCCAATCCGCACATGAGATTATAGACATAACCTACACCTACGGAATCACATACGATGAATGACTAGAGATGTTTAATGTCGTAGCGGTCAGCAGACAACTTAGACATGTCAGGATCCTCGTTACAAAACACAATCACGAAGGGTGTCGTCAATAAAACTTTCGTCACCGAATGATACTTCGGCGAAAACACGGTACGATCTTTCATCATCTCCAACACGGAGTACTGTAGAAATTCCATCTGCGAACGAGGAACATCGATGAGAAACACTTTCTTGTTCTGATCAATAGCATGAGCAAGATCGTCACGTTTTCCAATACGGAGGACTTGAACATCGATTCGAGTAGTCAAAAGATAGCGACACATATACGACTTGCCTGTGTTGCCCTCATAGTCTACGTAAAACGTAATGGTTCGGTCGTCGGTTCCATCACTGAGATTGGAGACAAGCTCCTGTTGCCAAGGACGGAGGATTCCGTTAGCGCTGACGAGCTGGGGTGGTGGAAGAAAAGCGTCGACGATGTCCCAGAGTCGGTGGCCGCTTCGAACCCAGAGATTGGGCCAGAGTCGAATGAGTTCGTATCGATCGGGACGAGTCGTGAGACCGGCAGCCCAGGAGGTGAACTCGGTAAGGTCATTCCTTGCTCCCGCTCCAACAGGGGGCGTGCCAAATTCCTCGAAGTCTGCTTCTTTCTTACAGTAATCGGC